CGATTGCGTCGGGAGTGGATGCGGGATATAGAGGAGGAAGACACAGATGATGGAACTGATAAGCAACATATTCCCGAAGATATCGATGATGCTTGGCGCGCTGGTCATTGTATGCCTGCTGTGCGGCTCAGCGCTGGCGGCCGTCCGGTGGACATTCTATAAATGGGAACGGCTGATCCGTATGCACGACGGCATAATGATTCTATTTGAATACCGGGATCACCGCGATGAGTTCCTTGCCTGGCGCGAAGAACAGAAAAAATAGCCGGGGCCATCTGGCCCCACCGTAATGCAGCCGCGCCGATGGCGCGCCGGTCACAAGCCCGGAAAAATGCAGAGTGCGGCGAAGGAGGTGAAACAGGCCGTGACGAAATATGAGTGGTACAAAGCGCACGGGATATGTCCAACTTGCGGCTGCAGAGATGCGGCCCCTGGACGGGTGCAGTGTCCGGAATGTCTCGAAAAAGAGCGGCTGAAGGCAGTGCAGAGACGGAAAAAGGAAAGCCCGGAGCAGAAAGAATACCACAACCGGCACCGCCAGCGAAGAACAGACCTGCTGCACGCCTTCGGCGTCTGCGTAAGATGCCAGCGGCGGGACGCTGCCCCCGGACGCGCACAGTGCGTGTACTGCCTTGCCCGCAGCCGCCGGTACATGCAGTCCCGGTTGAGGGAGAAAGGCGTCATGCCTCGGGACATGCTGGGATGGCCGGGAATATGCAGCCGATGCGGAAAGCCGACAAATACGCAGGAAGCGCACAAATTGTGCCCCGCATGCCGGGAAGCATCGCAGCATGCCATGGAAATTGCCCGCAACAGCCGCACAGAAAAGAATTGGTTTGCGCGCACGCACTCGCTCATGGCATTTGGCAAACCATAGGAGGTGGAAACAACGGAAAAGCACGAAGAAAAGGCGTCGGAAATTCTGGCTCGCGCCGCGAAGTTGCTGAACGACGCCTCAAAAGTATACGAAGCAAATTTCGAGCTGATGAAAGAGCAGGACGCCCTGCAGCAGGATCTGCTGCATAAGCTGGAAATCGAAAATCTTACGCGGGATGAGCGTGCGAAGCTGGCTACAGAGCTGCGCGACTGCCGCAGGCTCCGGCGTAAGTACAAGGACGTTGTGGAGGAGCTGGAGCCCATTGCAGGGTATTGCGGGACCGCAGCCGGAATGCAGGCGGTAAAGCAGTTGTCCCGGTTTGTGGGCGAGCTTCGGAAGGTGGAAAACTACCACCAGAACCGGCACTACGTCCCCAGATCCGGGCGTGTCAAAGGAGAAAGTCAGGATGCTGAGTGAACAGGATAAATCTGAGATCCGGGCGTCATACAGAAACGCGATCGACCCGCGCCAGCAGGTGAAGATCCTGTCGCAGCTGTATCTTGTGAGCCGGGAGGAAATTCTGGACATACTGGGGCCGCTTTCCAAGTCCGCCCGCCCAAAACCGAGCCGGAAGGGCCAGCCGAGACGCATCTATGCGCCGGAGTTCAAGGCAGAGGCAATGGAGCGCCTGCGCTCCGGAGAATCTTTCCGGCGGGTGGCTGAGGATATGGGCGTCAATGTACGGACTATGGCTACGTGGGCCTATCAGATGCGAAGAAAGGAACGAGAGAAAAATGCCAAACTGTAAGTTTTGCGGCAAGCCCGTAAAATCCACACGCGTGATGCACGCGCACTGCTGGGAGCAGAAAGTCATGGAGCTGATGGAAACTGTCTGCGACAGCTATTGCCGCTGGCCGTTGGAATGCAGGAGTTCTGAAGAGCTGGAGGAACATCACTGTAACGACTGCGTGCTGATCCAAGCGCTCAACCTCGGGCTCTAACGTCCGAGGTTCATGCGGAGCCGCGGCCCAGGAGGGCCGGCGTGGCTGGTCGTAACGGCAGCTCCGCACCAAAAGCCCCGCCCGGGACGAGAAAACCGGGCGGGGGTCTTTAAAGGAATATGGCACGGCATGGCTTACCGTACCACATGTACAGGATACCACGGCCCGGCGGCCGTTTCAACTCTGTTTTTTTAGGAGCGTGATCGGATTGACCATTCATCAATGGCGCAGCCTGCGCCGGAACCGAAGATGCAGGTACTGCGCACATTCTCGTGTCTTTCATGGCCGAGATGGAGACCTCTATTTCTGCGAGGCAAAAGGAAAGCTCGTGTATGAGGGCCTGCCCCGCTGGTTCTGCCAAGTATACACGGTGGAGGAGGATTTCTGATGACGTTGAAAGGCTGTACTAAGGCGGAACTGCTGTGGCTCATCGACTGGATGTGTACGCACAGCATGTTCTGGCACGATATTGAAATCGAACGAGCCTTGAACGCCCTGGAGCTCGAACGGGAGCAAAAGAAGCTGGATGAAGCCGACCGATTGAATGAGGAGTCCGCACGACTTCGGCAACAGGCGGCGGAGCTGTTGACGCCATACGAAGGCAAGCCTATCCTGGACATCCCGGCAGACGTGCTTGACCATGCGTCTGCCATCCTTGAGGAAGCGCAGGCACTGGAAGAGAAGTGGAACAGGCTCATGAAGGTGTGAGAAAAGTGTTACATGATGTAGAACAAGGAGGACGCAATGAGATACCGGTATACAGTAGAGCTCACGGTGGATGAGCTGGATTTTTCTGCCACGGAGGCGGAGCACCTGCGTGCAGCGCTCCGGGAAGCTGCTGAAGAATACGCCACAGGCGAAGTAAAAGTTCTGTGCGAGGACGGCTGGTGCATCGAAAAGAATGACGCGCGCATCCGCGCCGCGCTGCTGAACATGATGAAAGGGGTGCGGGAAGATGCCTGACGCATGGCTGTGGACGTGGGAAACCTCTTTGGGTGTATTGCTGGGCATCATCATCTTCGATGGGATGCGGTGGCTCATCAACGCGCTGCCGGGCCTGCGGGACTGGTTGGCGGATTGGCGGCTCGAGCGCCGGAACCTTTTACTTCCGATCCGCCGGCTGTGGCGCGCATACGGGCGCAAGCCTCCGCACGGCCTGTAAAAAACAAACGTGGGCGCTTTGGTACGGCGGCGGTCGTGCGGCGAAAAGTACGCACCAGTGGAAGAGGCCAAAGTAAAACAGAAAATGCGTGAAGCGGTGAAGGGCAAGGAAGAAGACCCGGCGCAGCGCATCCCCTACACCATCACCAACAAACTGACAAAGGCTTGTTTTGCGGAGTACGATTCCAGCTTTACGGAAAACGGAACCGGAAAAACGGCGTGGCTGGACGGACAGCGTAGCCTCATTGACGCCGAAAAGCAGGACGTGCTGCAGTGGGTCATGGTGGGCGGCGAAGGCTTTTTGAAGCCTGCACCGGACGGCACGGGACGGCTGGCCTACCATGTGGTACGGCGGGACTGCTACAACGTACTGGCCCGCGGGCCCCACGGCATCACGGACGTGCTGATGAGCGAGCGGAGCCGGGCGGGCTCCGACTACTACACGCTGCTGGAACGCCGGACTGTGGATGGCAGCGGGTATCTGACCATCCGGTACAACCTGTATGTGTCGGAAAACAGCAGCACACTGGGGCATGAGGTGCGGCTGGGGAGCCCGCCCCCGGATGCGGCGCCGTCAGCCGCATACACCTACAGCGTGCCCTTCGGCGGGCTGGGCATGACCTACATCCGTCTGCCGATGGCAAATAACGTGGACGGAAGCCCGGACGGCGTGAGCGTATATGAGGGCGCGGTGCAGCTGATCCACAACATCTACAAAAACGAGTACCAGCTGGGGCGCGAGTTCGAGCTGGGGCGCAGCCGGATCGTGGCGGGCTCGGATATGCTTATGACGCCGGGCCCGGAGGGCGGCGTGATGCGGCTGAAGGACGACGTGTTCGTCGGGCTGGACGGCGACGCCAGCGTGGGCATGACCATCTTCTCCCCCACGCTGCGGGATGAGAGCTTTGAACGGCGCAAGCAGAGCTATTTAAAGGCGTGTGAGAATATCATCGGCCTGAAACGCGGTATATTGTCGGACGTGGAGGCTGTGGAGCGCACGGCAAGGACCCCTTCACGGGGGTCCTTTTGTTATGCCCCAATATATATATTTGCTACAAAGACGCTGGTGCCGCAGACCCGGTTCTACACGGCCATCGACCTGCTGGACGGCAAGACCGGCGGCGAAGAGGCGGGCGGCTTCAAAAAGGCCGACGGCGCGAAGAATATCAACTTCATGGTGATCCACCCCTCGGCACTGATCCAGTTCCAGAAACATATAGTGCCCAAAATCAAAGGGCCGGAGGACGACCTGGACGGCGATCGCCACATGTTCGGCTACCGCACCGTGGGCATCGCGGACGTGTACGCCAACAAGCTGGCGGGCATCTACATGCATAACGCGGCGGAAGCAGGAGGCTGAGAACGATGAGGACAGTTGGTTTGACCTTTCATGAGGATACACAGGCCGCCCCGGCTGTTGAGGCCGGGGCCTCCCTGCCGGAGGCCGGGACGGCCGCACCGGAAGCGGGAGCACAAACCCCCGCCCCGGCACCGGAAAAGGCGCTGGAGGATATGACGGTGACGGAACTGCGCAGCTTCGCTGCGGCGCACGGCATCGACGTGACGGGCGCGGCTAAAAAGCAGGACCTGCTTCTGGCCGTGCAGACGGCGGTAGAGCCTTCTGCCGCACCGGCTGAGGCTGTGCCCGGTGAGCAGCCGGAGACGGCCGCAGAGTAATACACGGGAGGGATACGCATGGTAGCGGACAAGGAGTTCTACTATTCCACATACCACGGAAAACTTTCGGAGGCGGACGTGGAGGGCTGCCTGGCCCGTGCGGAGTACATGCTGCACAGCCTGACGCAGGACCGCCTGCAGGACGGAGCCTGGGAACAGGACGAAACGCTGGCGAAATGCGTGCGCATGGCGCACTGTGCGCTGGCGGACGCCCAGCCCGCCCCGGGCACGGCCG